GTAAACAATTCCAAGTTCCAAAATGGTTAGAAACAACAACCGAAGACGACAACGCACCCAGCGTATCGTCACAACAACAACCCAAACAGCCCCTGTTCCGCAACAGAATGTCCCGAAGCAGCCGAGGCGTCGACGCAATCGTGCGAGACGTAATAGGCGCCAGGGGCGTGCGATGAACATGGGGGCGCTGACCAGGCTTAGTCAACCTGGTTTAGCGTTTCTTAAGTGTGCTTTTGCACCACCTGATTTCAACACCGATCCCGGTAAAGGTATTCCAGACAGGTTTGAAGGCAAAGTAGTAACTCGAAAAGATGTACTAAACCAGTCGATTAACTTTACCGCCAATAGGGACACTTTCATCTTGATAGCCCCTACGCCCGGTGTTGCATATTGGGTCGCCGATGTTCCAGCTGGCACGTTTCCAATTTCAACAACTACGTTTAATGCCGTGAATTTTCCTGGCTTTAATTCGATGTTTGGTAACGCCGCTGCATCGCGATCCGACCAGGTATCATCATTCAGGTATGCTTCCATGAACGTGGGTATATACCCTACGTCGAACTTGATGCAGTTTGCCGGAAGTATCACTGTTTGGAAATGTCCTGTAAAGCTGAGCAATGTGCAATTCCCGGTTGCAACAACGCCGGCCACCTCTGCGCTAGTCCACACTCTTGTTGGTTTAGATGGTGTTCTAGCGGTGGGACCTGACAACTTCTCCGAATCCTTTATTAAGGGTGTGTTCTCACAGTCTGTTTGTAATGAGCCTGATTTTGAGTTCTCAGATATATTGGAAGGGATCCAAACCTTACCGCCAGCTAACGTCACCGTGGCTACTTCAGGCCAGCCTTTTAACCTTGCAGCTGGCGCTGAAGCGGTAAGTGGAATAGTTGGATGGGGAAACATGGACACGATCGTCATCCGTGTCTCTGCCCCCACAGGCGCTGTCAACTCCGCCATTCTTAAGACATGGGCATGTCTTGAGTACCGTCCCAATCCAAATGCCATGTTATACCAATTTGGCCATGATTCGCCCCCATGTGATGAGGTGGCGCTTCAAGAATATCGTACAGTAGCCCGGTCTTTGCCGGTTGCCGTCATAGCAGCACAAAATGCATCTATGTGGGAGAGGGTTAAATCCATTATTAAATCCTCCCTTGCTATGGCCAGCAACGTTCCCGGGCCTATCGGTATCGCGGCCAGTGGTCTTAGTGGTTTATCCGCACTCTTTGAAGGTTTCGGGTTTTAGATCCCGGATGCCAACCAGATCGGGCAAGAATCCGAACGATCGGACATTTGGCCACAACAAGCCCAACTTGGTTGATGATTGAAGTAGTGAGCCCCCTTAGCGCGTCATCCGGAATTTATATTCCAAACACTGTTTAAGTCAACAGACTAAGGT